AGGCATAATCCTTGCAAATGATTAGACTGAACTATGATATTCCACTATGAGGGGAATCTAGCAGCCAATCATAAAAATTCCTGCACGCTACATTTGCTCATTGCAGTGTGCAGTTTTATTTAATCCACACCATTGGATACTATTTAATGCGTACTACTTGCTGGTAGTAAATGGTTTATACTACTTTTTAATAGTAACTCTTGAAAGAAATAATGGGTACTTTTTCCGTTCGATTTTGAACTTGGAATACTCCGCTGATTGCTTTCGGAGTTTGTCTCGGACGATATTTAGGGTTTCGTCAAGCTGTTGCTTTTCTTTTTCGTCTGGGTCTTTGTTGTTCATTTAATCTCTTTTAGCTTCTGGATCTTTTCCTCTAGCTTACCCTCCGATTCTTCTGCCTCGTATGCCTTTGTTTTCCAAAACTCGACCTCGGCCTGTGATGACGCTAATTCTTTTTTAAGCACCAAAATCTCTGATTCAAGGTTGATGCATTTGATTCTCAAAGATCCAATATCATCAATCATGTTTGGTTTGTTCATTTTAAAGAGGTCGGAAGGGGTCGAGGTCGCTACACCCAGATATTTCCAGATGCCCCTCCATTCCCCCCCCAATTATAAGCACCCTCAGAGTCCTTTCGGCGTGTCCTTGGGGCAGTGGTTCACCGAAGATCCCCACGAAGAATACCAAGATTCTGCATCCATTATATTGATGGAAGGGGAGAGTTGCCTTGGCGTATTTACAAAACCTATTCATTTACCAACAAGTGTCAAGCAATTGTAAATTGCTCCACAGAACCTTGCCGTTCGTGCAATCTTTTGTGCTGTTAATTGAACAAACTGAAATCATGTGTTTTATTCCGTGTCTAATTTCGTGTTCAATTGGCTACCCCTCATGGATTTGAACCATGACTAGGGGAGTCAAAGTCCCCTGTGCTACCGTTACACCAAAGGGTATAGATCAATCAGGATTCGCTCCTGAGATTCCAAGTCGCGTTGTCCTCAATCGTAATCTGATCTGTTCGGAAATGCCGAATAGTTCCATTGTTCAGGGCAACCGTCCAAACGTCGTTGGCAAAGGTTCCGCTGTTGACAACGTAGATTGCCATTCCGTCGCCAAGCGAGGTTGTAACAGGGATTGGGTTTTTGAATTCCATCATGGCTACTTCTTCCCCATGCGCTTGTAGACCGCGCTGGCTTTATCCTGACACGCCTTGCATTGGTGAGGCTTGCACTCGGAACCGCAGGCTGGGCATTTATGTTTGTTTTTCATGGCTAGTCAGAAAAGTCTACGAACTCCATCTTGTCAACAATGCTCTGCATCTCGCGGCTCCGTTGTGGCTGCGCCTTGGCCTCGGTCATTGTAGCCGTTGCACCACCGCGCTGACGCATCAGGTAGACCATCATCGACAGGGAATCCAGCGCGTCAGGTGACTTGCTGCGTGTCCGCTTGCAGTAGTCGCCCTTGCTCTCAACGCGAACCAGACCCTTGCCCTTCTGCTTGTACCGTCTGGCCGTTGCTTGGCGGATCAGATCCTCGTTCCTAAAGCTGGGGCTGATCTTCAGGTACTCAAACTCCAGATACTTCGCCAACCCAAAGATCAACTCGGTCACAACGCCGTTGTATAGTTCGCTGGCCTTTTGCGAGTCGTCTCCAAGAATGTGCGTGTCGCTTGCCGCCCATGAGTAGTTGACTCCCATGACATCGTTGCCGAAGAGCGAACACAGCGAGTCGTGAATGCCTGCGCCGTTACCTGTGCGATCCACACACAGCCAGTTGGGACTGATCTTCATCGTCTTCGCGAACTTCATGATTGCCTGCGTCTGTTCCAGCGTCGGTTTCTTGGGGAATGGGATCTGCGAATCCAACTGCAACACGACACGCGCCGTCTTGAACGGAATGAATTGCCCTGACTGGGGCGTCCAGCCGTCAGAAAGCCCAAAGCGTCCGTAGGAACACATGACCTGATCATTCCCTTCCAGAGCCAAATCAAACGCTGCCAGCGGCACTACAGGCCCAATGAAGCGCACTACGCCAAGCGCGTTGTCCATCATGGCAGGCGTGATGATGCCCATCGCCATGCCCTCTTCAGGGAACCAACCGCGAGCCATCGTCATCGCCTCGGCAGTCCGACCTCGCGAGATGTAGCCCATGTAGCCCTGATAGGTCTGAAGGCCAGCGTAGACGATCCGCTTCTCAATCACGTTCTCACACCTCGCGGCGTCCAGTCGCAGCACATGGTAGCCCTCCTTGCTATCCCACTCAAAGTCCTCCTCGCAGTCCACTGATCCCCAGCCGTCCTTCGGCTCGCACCGCTGCGCGAAGTCGCTTGTCCTGTCCCTTGGATTGCTTGCGCCGAATATCTTGATGTGACCCTTGTGGGAGTCCGAATCGGCAGTCGAGAGGATGTTGTTGATGCCCTCCCAGACGCCGACAGGAACCTCCTCGGCCTCGTCCAACACGACATGGGTGCGCGAAAGCCTGCCCCACTTGGGATGCTCCTTGCCTGCCCTCGGTATGGGATGGAAACCTCTGAGCGTACCGTGACCGCTCTCGCCCTTGGGGATCGCCACCAGATGGATGCCCTGCTTGCTGTCGTTGGTCACCTGAATGCTGGTAGCCTTGTCTTCCTGATCGGTAATTGGCTTCACCAGCGCGGTGCGATGGAACGTCTTGATGTTCGCAAAGATGTTTCGCTCGGCGTGTTCCTTGGTCAACGAGATGACCTTGATACAGGTGTACTCAGGGTCGCGATACCAGTCCAAATAGAACCATGCCGCTGCGCCAAAGCTCTTGCCCATAGCACCTGCGCCTTGTACCAAAACACGGTCACCAGCGAACAGACACCGCCATGTGTCACGCGAGGACGTTGGTCTCCAGTCGTACACCTGTGCGCCCCATAGAATCGTTGCCGCAGCCTCAAATTGATCCCAGTTGAGTAACTGCATGACATACTGACGCACCACCATCTCCGCCGTCGGCAGGTCGATCTCAGTCAAACCGACAGCGTTCTTTGCCGTCTTCGTTATAATGTACTGAGCCGCATAGAGTAGCCCAAGTTCCTCGTCTCTCTCTACCTCCTTGCGAATATTTACGGCGTGCGCGTAAAAAACCTTGATGGAGTGCGGTGGGGTTAGTCTGTATCCTGTGTCTTCTTTTTGTGAATTCATTCGTATAGTTGCCTATATTGTGATAGCGTTCGCGTCAATGTATAACCAATACGACCAGCTACAGACACACACATTCACTGAGGCTACCAAGTTGGCGGCAGCAGGCTCGGAGTTCTCCCACCTGATCGGATTGCTAACACCTGAGTATGCGTTGCGATTGAAGCTGTACGTCCAGAACCTCCCTGACGACATCAGGCAGATGACGATCTACGGTCGCGCTGTTTCCAAGTCGGCAACGAAGCCCACCAAGCGGCGTTAGCAATAGCAGCCGTTGCTAGCGCAGGCTTCCACCGCCTGTTGCTCAGTCGCAAGATATGCGTTCACCAGCGGAATGATCGTAGGCAGCTTGGCGTTGATCGCAGCGTTGTATGCCTGAAGGCAGGCCAGCGTCGTGCAGTTGGCTGGGCCTAGTTCGTACTCGGCCACACGCACATAAAGGTCTTCAAGTGTTGCCGCTGTGATGCGTTGGTAATAACCGTTTGCGTTGGGATACTGGTAGTTCCAACCTGTCGGCGGTATGGCTACGGCCATAACCGTTAAGAAACCTTCGGAAGTTTCAGCATCGCAGCGTAGTTATTCACCACCTGCGTTAGCCCAGCCACATCGCCCTGACCAAAGTTGATGCGACCTTCAGGCGAGAAGAACAGCAGGTTCTCGTGCAGATAATCGATGTACGTTTGGATGCCTGAGATGACCCTGAAGCGGCGGACTGCTCGGTTGCGAATCAGGAGCCTTGACTCCGTCATCCTGTGCCGTGAGTGATCCTTGATCATGCTGATCAGTTCTGGCCGCTGGTTTTGTCCTTTCCAGTCGTGTAGCTGGAGTGGCAAAAAGGAGCGTTGGGGAAGCGTCCGTATGGGTAGAAGAAAGAGCCGACTGAGTCGCTGTACAGGTCGTACCGCTTGGTGTTGTTCGTGTGGTCAACGAACGTCCCCTTGCCCTTGGTGATCGCGTGGCAGACGAAGTTCTCGGTCTGGGGAACGACGGCCTTGCTGGTCACCACCGTGGTCGGCGTGATGCCGTGGAGGGCGGAGTTGCGCGTTTGGTAGATGTTGCCAGCAATGAAGGAGGTAGCCATAGTGGCCTACTTATAGCTATCGCAAATTGCGATGTCAATGCCAATTAAAAGCCTGCTCTTTTCCTTCGCCTATCCGCCTTATAACCTCGTTTAGCAACCTTGCGTAGCTTCTTGTAGATCATCCAGCAGAATACTAGGAAGCCTATAAGGAACAGCAGGGATGTAGCGTGAGCGACAATTAACATCTCGTTTGCATCCATTCAACAGAGACAATATCAATAACTACAGATAATGTCACTCATAAATAGTTGGGTTAGTCTGGTGCGACCTCATCGATTATCTCTGTAAGCGTCTTCAAGGATGGCGGATTGTCGCTGCCAACCTCAATAAGCTCGTACTTTTCCACCTCGGCGTCGATGGTCATGGCATCGTTATACGTCCTGACTTCAGGCGGCGCGTTGAGCATCTTCCACTCCTCCTCCAGCGCAGGCGTCATGTTCGTGTTGCGCCCTACCATGTTGAACTCCAGCTTCAGGGTCGGCCCTGTGGTGATAACGTGCTGCTCTGGCGCATATTCACCCCCCAACTTCGCATCTGCCTGCAAAGCGGCCAGCCTGTCAAACGTGGCCTCGACCTGCCCATTGGCTTTCCTGTTGATCTTGGTAGGGACTTCGCCCAGTGCCATCCTCCGTAGCATATCGCGCTTCTCGCCGATAAGCATGGCGAACTGGCTGTCCACCACCTCGCGGATCTCCGCTAGGCGCGTCTTCACATCAGGTCGCGCAGCCCAGTGGCAGGCCGTTACAGGGGCAGAGTTGCGTTGTACGTTGGGGCGGATCTTCAGGAACGCCTCAGTTTGGTTTAGACCCTGTGATAGCAGGCGAGCGAATCGTTCGTGTTCAGCGTTTTTTAAAATCGGCATAGAAGTTTGGTGTTCATTTCCTCTTATGTAACTACATTAATCATTAACGACCTTAACTAATTATTTTACACTGTAAAGAGATTATATGCTTGACGATTAGTGTCAAAAGATGGTTATTTTTGATCCAGCGCATTATCTTTCTATTGATCTAAGCCTGCTATGATCTTCATAGACTTCAGATTAATGAAGCCGCAAGTATCCTGCATGGTTCCTCCATTACAGCAGGCGGAAGTCTTCTTTTCTGCAAACCTTATGGGGATGATGAAGCGACCTTTTTCATTGGTTATCTTTACCGACATGACAATTTTATTTGGTACGATGTACAAATATCCAACGAATGGCACTTCAAGCATTTTTGATAGTTGTGCGCCTGATAATAGTTTATGGCATGACATCATCCACTCGTTTTGGAATTGGTTTTGGAATGTTTCTAAAGAATGTCGTCGGCATTTTGATTCATAAATGCCTATTAACTCTTCATTGCGCGTGATGAAGCCATCAATCAGAGACGCTTTTGTTATTGGGGTGTGGAAGAATTTGCATGAAGGGTTTTTTGATTTTATGAGATTAAACATTTCTGTTTCTTCTGCGACTGATTCCTGTCCGCGAGGTGTGTTTATGTCTAAGCTCATTTTGAATTTTCTTTTATTTCATTGCACTTGCGGCAGTAGGATTCGTGATGAAAGTGTTGTCGTTCGGATTGGCAGATGCCATTAACTAGCGAGCGATTTGACTCCATCAGTGCGCGTGTGCTTTCCTTCATGCATTCCAACTCTTGCTTGTACTGGGCTGCGGTTCCAGTCATGGCGATTAACTCGCGCTCCAGCGTTCTGGTTAGCTCTAGGATCTCTATGCTCATCGCTCCGTTAGGGTAAACGAGCGCGGTGGTTCTGGGCGTGTCAGTGTCTGGGATCTTCATGCTGTCTTGGCTGTGAGCTTTCGCTCTAGCCTCTTAGCCAACTTTACTAGGTCGGCCTTGGTGTGGCGCGATCCTGCCACTGCGTCGGTCATTGGCGTCTTGGTTCTGGATTTGACTTTGAATTGTCCCATCTTGATCGCCAGCTTGGTTTCCTCCATGCGCTCTGGTGCGACCCACATTTCGCGGCCTGATGGATGCATCGCCCAGAAGCGTTTGGTGTTGTCGGCGTTCCAATCTCCGCGCTTGAGTTTGTTAGCTTTCATCAATCTTTCCAGATGTGTGTTGCTAGCAGGCAGACGACGGTTAT